ATTGGGTTGCCTTAAAGAGCTTCACTTCGCCGACGCCGCCAGCGGCCACGTCGTCCTGAAGAACGCCGATGACCTCGGATGCGGTGACGAGTGCGGCAGCTGCGTTGTCGCCGGAGCAACGAACGAGCGTGTTACCTGAGAGCGCGCTCGCGAATGTGAACGAGCGAAATGGGATGTCTGTTTGGGATGCCATGATGGTGGGTGATTAGAGGTTGTGGAGTTGATTGGAGTCGCGAAGGGCGATGTATTCGGCAGGGTGATTGAGCATCGCGAATTTGATCGCAGCGGTCTTGGAGCCGAGTTCAGCGGTTTTGTCTTCGATCAATTTCTTGAAATCAAATTTGGCTTCGGGCTGCACTTCGGCGGGAGCGGATGCCTTCATAGGTGCCGCGCCAAAGTTGGAAATGATGGTGTCGAGCTTGGCTTCGAGCTTGGCCATTTCGGAGTCTTTCATTGGCTCTTCCTTCATCTCTTCTTTTGGTGCTTCAGAAGCGGCTTCCATCGCCTTCTTGTAATCGCCAAAGGCAGTTTCAAGGGCGCTGAGACGGGAGATGATGTCGGCGATGCTTACTTCGTCTTCCTTGGGTTCGATTTCGATGTTAGGTGCGTCTTCCATTTGCTTGGAAATTTTGTCAACTGACTTTGCTTCGAAGCTGAAAAGCCCAGTGGGATTTGCTGCGGGTGTCTGCACAAGGTCGGCAGAATAAAGTTCCTCGCACGATGCGAAGCTCTTGCCTCCGATTTCGCGCACTGGTCCGCTGAATGCGATCGAGATGCCGAATGTGTCAGGGAGTTTCTGGGCGATTTCCAAGACGTATGCGCGCCGGTCTGCGTTTTGCAGAAGGTTTAAATCCCCGAGGAGCTTCTCTCCGATGATGCGGAAATTATCGACAAAGCCGATGATGTCTTTGATGCCTGCGCCGTGGTCCAGATTGACTTTGACTCCGCCTGCGTAGGTCTCCGCGCACGCCTTGACCTCGCGTAATGTTTGCGCGTCCACGTAGAGCCCGTGGCCCTTGGCCTCGCCGATGGAAATGATGGAGACTGCTTCGATGACGTCGCTCATGCCGAGGCGGCGATGTCAAAAAAATTAGTCGTCGTATTGGTCGATGATGCTTTGCAAATTCATTTCCTCGAGCGCAACCTGGGCGAGCATGAGGATTTCAAGCTCGTCGTCCTCGCGGCATCCGACGATTTGAAAAGAGCTGGAAATGGATGGCTTGACGCGATTGGCTGAGATGTTTTGCACGTTGCCCTGCAAGAAAATTATTTCGCATGTCGAGACGTCGAGATTGTGGATCTCGGAGAATAGGACGTTCCCACGCGCCGTTGCGCTTGCGGATGTCGAGACGCTGACCTCGCTCGTCGTGAGCTTCGCGGAGACTCCGCGCTTGATTTCGACAACGACTCTCTGCCGCTCGCGACTGAATCCGCCGGGGAGATCGCGCGCACTGACGATCGGTGTCGGCGGCTCGGGTGGGAACGCATTTGGATCGAGTAGCCCCTGCACACCGATTGATTGCGGCGTGGGGCTTGGTAGCAACCCCTGCGTGGCGATGAGCAGGCTGATGAGCATGCGATTAAACTCGCGTGACGGTCGTGTTTGTTGTGCCGTCGCCGCCGATTGTTTGCGAGACGGTCCCAGCCGCGCGGCTCGTCGGCGTGACGGTGAGCGCACTGCCGGATTTTAACCCGTGGATGAGGTGAATTTCTTGCAACTCGGGCACCGCAAATGCGGTTAAGACGCCAGCATCAAAAGCGCCGGAGACGATCGCGCCGGTCTGAAATTGATGGACATTTGCTGCTGCATGATTTTGCGCGTTCAGTTGCAATTCGTTGTTTGCGCCAGATGAACGCACGACTCGCGCACCGTAGGTTCCGCTCGTAGTGTGATCGGTCAGCGCCTCTTCCCATACTGAGTCAGCGACTGAAAGCTCGTTTGTCCCGTCCCAAATAATCTCGCCGCTGCCGACGTTTACTCCACCAGCGATAAATGCGAGCTGATACGTACCTGCCGTGCCGGTCATATTGCCGGAGTAAAATCCAGACGAGGAAACTTCTGACATAGTGATGGCGCTTCCGACTGATGCGCCTCCGCTGAAGAGTTGAGCAGTTAGGGTGAGGCCTGTTTGCAGGGCGATGTTGAGTTCGTTTGCCATTTTAAATATCCGTTAAGATTTCCTCTTCGTCTGAGATTACAGTTGAAAAATCAAAATCATTTCTTTTCACCAAAATTGTTTCGGCAGGAATTGGCCATGTATCAGCATTTCCGTCCCATCGGATGATATTGATGATTTTGTTGTTTTTAAGCATGACCCAATCTTCGACCATATTTAAAAATAGGTTGTAATAATTGCCATTCCTGCGCCGCCATTCCCGCCTCTGCCTGATGTCGTTCCGGTCTCAGTTGCGCCGCCACCACCGCCGCCACCTGCGGGAAATCCTCCGTTGCCTCCATTGCCGCCGGATACGGCAACGCCGCCGCCACCGCCTCCGCCGCCTGACCCCGCCGCAAAAAGGCCAGATGATGCAAGCGTGTTGTCTTGGCCTACACCGCCAGCCGATCCAGTTGGGCCAAATGTTCCGCCTGCTAAGTTTAAAATATTTGATCTCCCCCCGCTTCCGCCAACTGCTGCTACGGAGGATACGTTCACACCACCGCCGCCGCCTCCGCCCGCACCCCCCGGCAAATATGTCGATGTTGCTCCAGTCGGAGAACCAGCCGCTCCGGTTCCGCCAGAGGCCCCAGCAGCGCCACCACTATTTGCTTGCAATCCAGAAACGCCGCCTGTACCTGTAGTTGCAGTGCCGCCCGAACCTGCATTCCCGCCCGGAACAGTTAGCGAGTTAAATGTTGTGGAACCACCTACACTGCCAGCCGATCCCGATGTTCCGCTAGCGGTTATTCCAGCTCCACCGGCTCCGCCTGCGCCAATGGTAACAGATTCCGTTGCGCTCAAAACACTTGCAGGGACAGTTACGCTTAAAATGCCTCCGCCCGCACCCGCACCGCCGCCGCTTTTGGTTGTTGAAGCAATGTCCTTTCGTCCCGAACCACCACCACCACCACCGCCAAAAAGCTGGACGCTGACGATTCGTGCCCCCGATTCTTTTGTCCACGTTCCGGACGCGGTAAAAATTTCAATCTTTGGAGGACGTGGGCTGGCTGTTCCGAGCATATTTTTAAGAGAGTAAAATCAAGGCGTTTTTTTCTGTGGGTGTCGGGAACTTGATTTCAAAAGCACCGTCGAAAACGGGTCGGTCGGCTCCGAAATTCAGCGCGCAAATGACGGCGTTGTTTTTCGATGCGTTGTAGATCACAGCGCCATGAGCTGTGAATGATGCGCGGTCGATCTTGAGATCGTTGAAGGTCACGAAGGCGCTCCGCCCCGCCATGCCGTTCTTGAATCCTGTGAGAACGTAGCCTCCGCGATCGTAGCCGGGTCCACTCACCTCGCCTGCTTCGGTGTAGTGCGCGAGATCAGGCCCGATCGTCGCGCGGCTCGTGTAGAGCGCGATTTTGTAGGTGTCGGTCGGTTGGTGGATTCCGAGCAAAAATGCTTGCTTGGCTGATAGTGCAATTCCTTGTGCGATCATTTTGTTTTAAGTTGTGCGTAGCAGACTGCCGCGCGCTGGGTTGTATCGGGATATTCTGCGAGCATGGTGTCGTCGGACATACAGCGGGCGACGAAATCCTTCTCAGACTCGCTACCCGTAGGGGACGGAATGACAAACTCGGTAGGGCTTGGGAGTGATAGGCTGGCAACCCGTCCGTGAGCGTCGCGTTGCAATGTCATCGTCTTGGCCTTGCTCGCCGCTTCTTTTGCTGCGATGCGTCGCGCTTTCGCCGCCGCCCACGTCTGGCCTGCGTCGCCGCCCCAGAGCGCCCATGCAATACGGCCTGCGGACGGAAAGCCTTCTTCGCCTTGTTGAAAACCCTGCCCCTTTTTATCAACTTCGTGGCGCGAAAAATAGCTATGCATCCGCTTCACAGTTTCGTCGGAGAGATTCTTCCCGTTGCTGATGTCGCGAGCGCGAGCGACTCCGACATTTGTTCCGCCGCGATTGTATTTCTCACGCCATTCCAATCCCTTCTTGGCTTCGGAAATCATGCCGCCGGTGGGTTTGTTTTCTCCCTCCTGAAATTGCGAGGATTCGGTGGGTTGCGACTCGGGTTCGGGCGCTGGCTCTGCGTTGATGATTTTGTTCGTGCTAGCCTCATCCATGCCAAAAACAACTCGGAGAATGACCGCCACTTGATCCGGAGATAGTTCACCGCGCCCGAGTGATGCGAGGATTCCTGAGAGCGCATCCGTTCCGCCGATACCGATTCTTTCGATGAGCGGAGGTTCTTGTTTGTTGTTTAATGCAGCGTCGATTGCTGTGACCGGAACCGAGTCGGAAATACGGCTTGCTTGAATGTCAAACTCTTGTCCCAGTTCCCTGATCATACCGGCCTCTTTCGCCCTTGCGCGAAGCGCTTCTTCGTAGTCCTCGCCTGCGTCTGCGTAAATCTGCCCAGCTGTTTTTAAGCCAGCCTTCCAGAGCGCGATGTCGGCAGTCGCCTCACGTCCGTAGTCGATGCTGACCTTTGCTGGCCAGCACCAGCGGCCATCGAGCAAAAATTCTGAGTCTTCAATCTTCCCTTGTGCAACGCCGTCAAGCAGGACGATGTTTTTGATGCGGTTGAGAAATTGCGATTCGAGCAGCCCGCGCCACCGCGCAAACGTGCGCTCGGCCATCGCTGCTTCCATGCGAGCCATGGGACCGCTCTTGTCTGCGTCGAATGCAAATCCGTAGGGCAAGCCGACGCTCATGCAAATGTGAGATTGCACGAGCCGGATGAACTCTCCGAACGCTCCGCCTGGGCGTTCGCTCTGGAACATTTCCATTTTCTCGCCGGGCGAAAGATAATTGATGGCGCCGGGGTCGATATTTGAGAGCTTGGCGGTTTCGCCGTTGTCGTTCCGTGAGCTGGTCGCGAAGTAATCGGATGCGTCCGCCGATCCGTTCTCGGTCGTGATGACACCGGTCTGGTAAGAGGCGTACTTGATCGCTTGGATTTCAGCCTTGAGTGCTTCTTGCAGATCCCGTGCGGCGTTCAGTGCCGTGGCGAATGCGGAGCGTCCGCGATATTCGTCGAGCCTCGTGGCGTCGAATAGGTGGATAAACTCAGCGGCGTCGATGTCGGTCGGGTCGAGATATTGGTTGTTAATCGTGCGGACGTAGATTTGGTATTTCTCCGGCCTGCCGTATTCATCTAGCATGATGCCGCCGATGTATTTGTCTGAGTCGATCAAGCGGTTGTAGGGTGAGCCGATGCGGTCGGCCTCTACGCTCTGCAAGCGGAGTTCGGCCTCGTCGCGCACGATGATAAATCCGCAGTCACCATCGCGTAGGATGGCCATGACAGCGAGTTGCAAGAGGGTCGTGAAATCGTGACGGCGTAGGAAATCGCACTTGCTGCACCAGTCGGCCCAATACCGCTCAATCTGCGCGTCGAGGTCTTTGTTGCCAGTGCGGGCTTGGTAGGAGAGACGGCCCGAGACGTAGGTTGCGAATTTCAAGAGTAACGAGCGGACGGGTGGGAAGTTATCGG